CGCGATCGCGCGCCGCACCGCCGGCCTTCGCCAGATAGGCCGCCGCCTGCTCCTTCATCTCGCGCCCGTTGATGCCGAGGCTTGCGAGGTTCTTGCCGTCCAGAGCCGCCAGAGCCTCGGCCGTGTAGACCTTCAGCCCGCGCAACTCCTGCCGCTTGGCCTCCGTCAGGAATGGCAACTCCGAAAGCGGCGTGCCGGACGCAACCTGTTCCTCGTGCGCCTTGAACCGCGCGTATTGCTCGGGCCAACGCTGCGCATAGCTGACCGGCTCGTCGTCGATCCGGCGCCACATGGAATGCGCAGGCATGGTCGGAGCGTAGTTGCGATCCCCGGCAATGCGGATTTCGACAACTTCCATGTCCTTGAAGATCGGCCGCCCGGCCAGCTTCGACGCGCTCTTGTCCTCGACCGCGACGTTCTTGAAGTAGGGCACCACAAGGGCATCGTTGTTCGTCATGTCATGTCCTTTCTGAGAGGTTGCCAAGCGAAAGGGGCGAGCCACCGCCCGCCCCTCGCCAGTGTTCAGATCGCGGCTGCGCGAGCGTGGAACCACTCGTTCGCGAGCACCGCGCCAACCGTCTTGTAGGTGCCGGCGCCAGCGGTCGCCACCCACGTGGTTTCGTTGATAGTCACTGCCGTGTCGGCGGCGATGTTGGCCGCCGCCTTGACGTAGACATACTCGTGACCATCGCTGCCGGTGACCTTGGAACCGGGCTGATAGCTCGGCTTGCCGGTCCCGGCGGTGTCGGTGACGCCATCCCAGTATTGCTGGAGTTCGCTGTCGCGAATGCCGGGGCCGAGGGACGGCGTGATGCGGAAAGGTTGGGTTGCCATGACTATATCCTCATGCGGCCGGGTTGCTGTCGTAGAAGCGCCACGTGAACAGCGGGTTGGTGAGCGTCAGTTCGCCCTCCCACCCGATGAACTGCGCGATGGCGTCCTGGTTGATCGGCTTCTGCCCTTCGCCGTCGAACAGGTTGGCGAAGTTCAGGCTGGCGCGGTTGCGGATCGACATGGAGCGCGTCTCGATCCCGTAGGTCGTGTTCGCCGGCATGTTGGTATTCATGCCGGACGCCAGCACGATCTCCGCGCCCTTCCCGCCGCCGACGTATTCCAGCCCACGGAAGCCGAGCGAGCCGAGGCGGCTTTCCTTCGCGATGCGCTGGATCGCCACCGTCGCTGCGTCATAGGCGAAGTAGTGTTCTTCGCTCATGATCAGCAAGTCGGCATATCGCGTGCCGCGCGACCTCTTCGCGGCGATGCTCGAAAGCATCGGGCGAATCGTGGTCGAACTGACCTGCGTGCCGATGGCGGAAAAGTCCGTCTGCGCGTCGAACGTGGTTGTTTGCCAGAGCGTGACGGTGTTGCGGTCGATACCGCCATAGACGCCATTCGCCTCGATGATCGGCACCGCGCCGGCCAGGCCAATGATCGCCTTGCCGCCGTCCGCCGTCCTGTCGCCATGCAGCGCTTCGTCGAATGCGTCCACAAGCGCCCGCTCGGCGGCTTCCAGATAGTTGTCAACGATGTCGAAAATCTGGTTCTCGCCCTCGTTGGCGCGCATCTCCTGCCCGGTGAGCGACATTGGAACGAAAACTGTTTTCGGCGTCCAGACCGCATCGTTCCAGAGTTCGATCGGCGGGTTGGCGAGGAAGTCGTATCCCCTGATCCACTGCGCTTCCTGCTTGTTGAATTGCAGCGTCTGGCGGATTTCCGGGCCGGAAAATGGCCGGATGCGCCCCTTGTCCTTCAGCACGTTGTAGAGCACCACGCTGTCAGAGACCAAGTCCTCGATACCGGATGACCGCTCGGCAAGCGCGGTCGAGAGGATTTGGCGATATTGCCGGTCTGTCACGATTGCCATTGGCTATCACCCTTTTGTTCAGAGGCCGGCGGCACGGATTGCCTTTTCGATGGCCTCTTTGCGACTGAGTTTGCGGGTGTTGACGGATTGGCTTCCGCTCGGCGCCCCGCTGATGGATTTGGCCCCGGCAGGGTTGAACTGCCTCGCTGGCCTGTCGCGGGTTTGAGCCGCCACGTCCTCAACGCGGGTATGAGCCGCCGTCTTTTCCGGGAACCGAGCCTCTGCCCACGCCAAAGCATCAGCGAGGCGCTCCCTCACCGTGATATTGCCCGAAGCCGGGTATCTGGTCAAGAAGTCCGCAATTTCCGCCTCCATCGCACCCGCATTGGGGTTCGCAGCACGGAATGCATCCCACTCGCCAAGAATGGCACGCTCCGCCGTGTCGGCCTGTTGCGCCCGGACATGTTCGATCAGGCCGCTGAGCGTCTGCTTCATCTCGGCATTCTCCCGGCGAAGCGCGGCAAACTCCGCTTCTTGCCGCGAAGCGACCTGATCAGGCTTCTGGCCGAGCACGAATGCGGCAATGTCGCGCAGCGTGGCCGGCTGGCCGCTGGGCACTTTCAGGCCGAGGTTGGCAACCACCGCCTGAAGTCCGGCAATCGGATCGCGGCGCAACTCGTTTTCCATCTCGACATAGCGGCCGAGCGCGGTTTTCAGGTCCGTTCCGCTCTGCCGCGCCATGTCGGCGTATTTGCGCACCGTCTCGAACTCGTCGGCCGACGCCTTGTATTTCTCGATTCCGGACTCAAGCTCGCGCTGCATCCGGTGGACCGCGCCGCGGGTGTTCTCGGGCAGGGCTTCCCATTCCGCCTTGGCCGCATCGTCGAACCTGGCCGGCGGTTCCTTGTGCGCCGTGGCGCGCGGACGCTCCTGCTTCGGTTCCGTCACATCGTCAGCTTTCGGCGTGGCCGCTTTGAACTTGCCGTCGGGACCGCGATCCGACTTGTTCTCCGAACCGTCGTCGGTCTTCGCGTCAGGCACCTTCGCCGTCGCATCTGCGGGCTTGGCCTCGGCCGCGTCCTTTGCCGACTTTGGCTCAGCCGCCACTTCCGCCGGCTTCGCGCCGAGAGTCTTTTCGACCGCCCGACGCACCGTATCCGCGCGGGCCTGATCCGCCGTCATCGGCTTTTTCTCAGGCGCCGGAACGGCCTCCGGCCGCACATCCACCGGGCCTTGAGGATTGGCCTGATCCGCCAGCGCATCGCCGGACGGGGCCGCAGGTGTGGCGTCCATCAATACTTCACTCATGTCTTGCCTTTCTGAGAGGTTGCTATGCGCCAAGCACCTTGGCGATGGCCTTCCTGACAGCCTCGTGGCGCTTTGCCTTGTCGCCCTTGGGACGCTCAGGTATTCGCAGCCGCGCCGGATCGTTGCCGATCTCGACGCAGCCGTTTTCCTTCGTCACGCGCCGAAACGCCGACTTCGACGTGTAGAACCGGCCGTCGATGTGCTCGGTCTCCGGCATCGTGTCGGAAATGACCATCGGCACGGCGAGGTCAGACCGCGCCACCGGGCCGCGCGAGCGCTCAGGAGCGGGCGGCAGAGGCTTCCAGTCGATGGCCTCGAAGTTGCGCCGGTAGGCGTCGCGATCAACGGCCATAGATGCCTCCGAGATAAGCGCTGGTTTCATCCTGAAGGCTTGGGTTCGCGCCGAGAGGAAGCGAGAGGCGGTCGACGTTCATTCCCCGTCTCCACGCATGGCATCCTCGCGCCCCGCCGCGAAGTTGCGATCACTGTCCAGCGCCGCACGGGCGTCGTTCTGTTGGCGCGCATGAATGTCGGCCGCCGTCTTCACGTCCTCGCGCACCGATGCGTGATCGTCGCGCCCGATCGACGCCAATGTCTTTTCGGTGTTGGCGTCGAGGTTGCGCACCTTCGCCGCCGACTCCTCGACCTTCTGCAACAGCGTGGCGATCTCGGCCTTGAACCTGCGGCCGTCATCCTCGGCCTTCTGCATAAGCTCCATGACCTTGCGCTCATGCTCGGCCGCCGCCTGCGACGATCTGGCCTCGGCTGCCATTACCGCCGCGCGGGCCTTTTCCATCTCAGCGTCGGCCAGTTTGGCGCTCGCCTGTGCCATCGCCGCGTTGTCGCCGCCGCTCGCTGCCTCCTGCGCTGCACGGGCCATCTGCGGCGCCTGGTCAACGAAGTCGTCGATCATGCCCTCAAGCTCCCGGCCGACGCGGAACGGCGCCAGCGCGAACTTGATCATCCCGCCCGCCATGACCGCGCCGGCCTCGCCGGCCTGCAACAGCGGCATGATCGCCCCCACCGCGCCGGTGAATGCCGTCAGGAACTCCGACCTGCTGGCCTTTTCGGCCGCCTCGTCCGGGTAGATCGTGCTGTCCGTCTCGATGTCGAGCACGAATGGCCGCAGCTTTTCATCCGCCAGGAACCCGATCACGTCCTCAAGCGCCGGCGCCGCCGTGATCTTGGCGATCTGCGCCTGCGCCGCACCGTCGATCTGCTCCTGCAACTGCGTCGCCTGCGCCCGGATGGCGTCCGGGTTGGTGGCGCCCTGTTGCGCCGACTGCGCCACCATCGCCTGCAACTGCGACTGGAACGCCTGCTGCGCCTGCGTCTCGACCTCGGCCACCTGCTTCTTGATAGCCTTGCGCGTCGGAATGTCCATCTGCGCCATGTCCACAAGAGTATCCGCGTCGAACTCCTCGGCCATGACCTCGGCCATGATGCCCACCAGATCGCGCGCCACACGGATCAACTCGTTCTGCTTGTCGCGGAGCCGCACCGACCCGTTCTGCTGCTTGAGCCGCTGCGCGCCGAGCGTCTCGCTCGCCTCGGTCGCGCCCCGCATGATGTCGGAAAGGCCGACGATCTGATAAACGTCGTCGATGATCTGCCGGCGAAGCTCGATGAGGCCGGTGATCGTCTGCGCGATCATGCCCACAGGAAGCCATACGATTGGATCGCCGCCGCCCTGCATGAGCGCCGTAAGCGCCGGCACCGGGATAAGCAACTGCTCGTCATCCGTCAACTTGATGGCCCGCTCGATGGCCTCGCCGATCTCGCCGCCGCCGGCGTAGAATCCGCGCACCTTCACCGCCCACGACAGCGCGTGGATGCGCCGGGTCAGGTCGTTGATTTCCTCAAGCTGGTCGCGGTAGAACACTACATCCGGCACCGGCACCAGCGACCGCCGCTGTAGCGTCCCGTATGCCGGGCGCGGGCAAGGGAAGAAGCCGGAGAGCTTCAGGTGCGGCGGGCCTTCGTCCAGCGTCTTCTGGCTGCCTTCCGTCACCCACACCACCAAGTCGTGCTGCTTGGACCATACCTCCCAGACGCCCGTCTTGCGTGTCGCTTCGCCAGTCACAGCGGGCTTGATCACGTCGCGCGCGGCCCCGCCGAAACGCTCGCGCATCTCGCCGTCCGTGAGCCACGCGCGCCGCGCCACCCACTGCACCTCGCCCCACGTCCGCGCTGTCGGATCGTGCAGGAAGTCGTGGCGGTCCACATAGTCGATGCACACCCGCTCGGGCATTCCGTCCCCAGCGTCCTCGTAGCGCACCCACGCCACACCGCGCGCGACGATGGCAAGGTCATCGCGGAGGCTCGTCATCACGTCGTCAATGCCGGCGAGGTCAAAGCCGACGATGCAGGCGCGCTCCAGGAACTCCGACGCCACGCGGTAGACCGGGCGGCGATCCTTGAACTTCGGCGTCACTACGGGCACCGGGGGGCGGGCATAGATCGACGGCGCCATCACCTGCATGTTGGACCAGAACATCGCAAACTCGCGGTCACGCCCCGCGCTCCGCCACCGGCCAAGGTCGGAGTAGAGCTTGTCGATATGATCGGCCGAGTCCTGCCACGGCCCGAAATGCTTCTCAGCCGCCGCGATCATGTCAAGCCACACGGCGCTATCGCCACGATCGACCTCGGCCGGCAGTTGCTCGGGAACGTCGCTGTTGTCGATCATGTCAGACCTTTATCCGTCCGGCCGGCGTCTGCCGCTTGGGTATCCGCCAGTAGCCCGGTGGTGGCGCTGGCTCTGGCGTCGTGGCGATGCTTGCCGGCGCCCACGGTCGGCTCATGCAGCCGTAGCGCGCTTCGTCGGCCACATGGTCCTCGGCCTCGGTATCCAAGTCCTCGGCCTTGTCGGGATCGTGTTGCAGCGCGGGGATAGTTCGGATGAAATCGCTGCACGTCTCGAATACATAGAGCATCGGCACGCCGTCACGGCCGCGCAGCCGGCTGCGCATCTGATCCCATCCGCCCATCGCGCCCAGGCCGTTGCCGAGGCGGCGGTTGTCGGCCCGACGAAACAGCACCCCTCGCCGCATCATCCGCTCGGCGATGCTCGGGCCGCCGTCCTGGGCGAACGCCGCCGGGTCAAGAACCCCGTAGGCTATTTCCTCGCCGTCCTCGCGCGCGGCAATGCCGTCGGCAACTTCGTCGGCGGTCATGCGCAACCCCTTCTGCGGCGCCGACGCGCCATACCACTCGCGGTAGCGCACCAGCGCGCCGCGCGGCAGCACCCGACCCTGATAGACGAATGTGTCTGGCACGACCGCCCACCACCCCACCGAGAACGGCGCAGCAAAGCCCCAGTCCATTGATCGGAACCTGAGCCAGTCATGCGGCACGTCGAAGCGCGGGACGACGTGCCTGGCCTCATTCCACTCTGAAAAAAAAGCGCCCTCGATAGCGGACCAATCGCCGTCCAGCCACGAGCGGACAAGCTCGGCCGATCCGACCATCCGCAGACGTTCGATGTAGTCCGGGTCCGCGTCGAGCAGCGCGCGGTTGTCGGTGATGCGGCTCGGGATGACCGCCGCGCGAATGCTCCCCTCGTTGATCGCCACGTTGATGATGCGTGGCGCGCGCGGGAACGGGTGCAGCCGGAACCGCTCCCTGATCCACGCCTGGCCGGGACCGCCCGGATTGGCCGTAAGAATCATCTGCACCGGCACGCCGGATGCGGACCTCAGCGCCCCGAACATCTTGTCGATAGGCGCTGGCGTGGCATATTGGCCCGCCTCCTCAACCCACGCCGCAGTGAAGTTGCGGCCCTGGTATTCGTCCGCGTCCGTTACCTTGTCGAGATAGCGGAAGCTCACCCGCCCTCCACGCGGCATTCGCCATGTTGGCTGCGGCGAGCCGGTGAAGCGCCCGCCGAGCGGGCCGAATATCTGCTTGCTGCGCTCGATCGCGTCTTCGGATGAGACCGTGGTTCGGCGGAACATGACGGCGTTGAACGCCTCACCGTATTGCTGATCACAGAGCGCCCATTTGCCGAGCACGCCGTCCGTCTTGCCGCCGCCACGGGCGCCGCCGAAAAACACCAGCGGGAGCGGGCAGTCGATAAGCGCGTGCTGCGGGCCGGGCTGCGGCGCCCAGATGATGCTAGTCGTCATCGCCCGAGTGCTGCGCGGCCCATTGCTCTGGCGTGAGGGGCGCGGCCATGATGACGTTGTGCGTCGTCTCGCCTGAGTGGGCGACCGACTGGAGGTCTGGCAACACCTTGTTTAGCAAGGTCTTAGCGGCGCTGACTTGCTGTGCGTCGAGCACTGTTTTGCCCATGACGCAGTTATGCAGGCGGTTGATCAGTTGCGCCGCCTGAATTTTCGAGCGGGTGTTTTCATCGTGCCTGATCTTGCGTCGTGCTGCCATGTCGCGTCACTGCCGGTCTGAGCGGCTGCGCCTCATGCTGTGGAGTGGTTGCGCGTTGGCCTGTCGCGCCCCATTCGCGCGGTGTAGGTATCCGGACCGGCCGCCCTTGCCAGTCTCCCGGCGTGCTCTGGAATAGCTATCGCACCGACGCTGCCCTTGCTTCCGGCGTCGGCGCTCAGGCCCCGGTGCCCGCAACTCGGTTTGGGCGGTGGGGGTGCCTATTTATGCGACAGTTTCAGGCGGATGGCAATATGCGCTCCATTCCGGTTGCGTCAGCCTCGCCGCGGACGCCCGTCAGTGTCTCCCACCACACTCGGCCATGATCGACGCGGGACACGTCCACGACCATGCCAGCGAGCGGCCCGGCCATGATCGTCGCCCTGTCGCCGGGCCGCAACCTGAGCATTTCCAGCCGCGCCGCCTCCAATTCCTCGGCGACCGTGGGCAGCCCCATGACGATGCGGATCACGTCTCCTGGGATGGCGATGGGCCAGCCGTCGCGGCCGTAGACGCCCGTCACGATGCGGCGGTATTTCAGCACGTCCCACTGCGGCTCTGCGGTGAATTTGGCGTAGACGACGCCCGTGATCACCGGATACTGCCGGCGCATGGTGCGGCCCCTCACGCGCCACGACGCCTCCAGAGACGGATAGCAGGCGTGGACGCCCTTGGCGGCGAGGGTGGCGCGAGCGATGCTTTCCCGCCCGGCGCGGACTGTGAGCGCATACCATGCGGGCGGCATGGACCGGCCGATGATGTCGCGCGCGCCAGAGGGCGGTATCTCCTGGCCTATCCGATAGGTGTATGCCGTCATGTCCTCACCATGTCAGTTTCTGTCACCCTAGCCAGAGGCGCAGAGAGCGCCGCCGATGGCATGGTCGCCGGCGCCTCACCGGACCGCACCGCCCGCACCGACGCACCAAGACGGCGGGGGCGGGCCACGACAGGAGCTTGATGGCCTTTCACGGTTGCCGGATGCGCTCCGGTGGGCGATGCCGCCAGCATGGCGGATGCGAGGGTCACGGCAACCGCCAGAGCGCGGCGGCGTTGTAACCGCACGGATACTCCCCGACGATCTCGCCAGCCTTGCGCATCATACCGAGCGTCTGGCCGAGCGCCGCCTGGCTGACGCCATCGCAGCGCATGTCGGCGGCGAACATGGGCCCGGAGGCGAGTGCCGTGAGGATATGGGCCCGCACCATCTCCCGCGCCGCGTCGGTGATGCGAGGCACGACGTAGCCCTGATGCGGCGTCTCGGGCCGCTTGCGCTCGCGCCCCACCACCGCCAGCATTTTCCGGCCGATGGCCGCTTCCCAGCCCGGCGTCATATTGGCAAGCCGGAATGCATTGCCGATGATGATGTAATCCTGTGCCGTCATGCCTGTCCCTCCATTGTCGCTGTTTCGCTCACATTCACCGCGTGCCATGGCCACGGCTCGCCCGCCTCGATCGCCCGGCGGCGCAATTCCCGCGCCTGTGCCCGCGTCCCGATCCACGCATAGGCCGGGGCCGTCGCCACGCCGCGGCCCGAGAGGTGCAGCCGCGCGCCCGTCGCCGGGTCCACGAGGCGAATTTCCGGCGCATTGGCGTAGCGGCCGAACTTGTAGCCCCGGACGCTCATGCCTTACGCCTCCACCCTTCCGACGATCCGTGCCTGGCGATGTAGGCCCAGCGGTCCGCCTGTGCGTCGTATCCGCCCGGCGCCGGCCCCGGCTTGGCACCGGCTTGCTCGCGCTCGGGAAAGACGCCCTGCCAGCCATTCATGATCGACGCATTCGCCACCGCGTCAGGATCGCGGCAGCCTCGGAGCTTCCCGGCGACAAGCTCCGCCGCCCGCGCCGTGAGCGGCTTCTTCAGCGCCTTCCTGTGGACGATGAAGTCGCGCGCCACGCCTTCGCTCAGGACTTCGCTGAGAATGGGCAAAACCTCGCGCGCGTCCTTCTTTGATGGTTCCTTGATGGTTCTTGATGGTTCGGCGGAACCACGTTCCGGGTTTTCTGCACTCTGGTTCCGGGTTTCTTGCACTCTGGTTCCGGGGGGAACCACGTTCCGGGGGGAACCACGTTCCGGGTTTATCGTGTATTTGCTACACCCGTGACGGCCCCCACCGACCTCTGTTTCGAGCCACCCGTCATCCTCGAGCCGGCGCAGGATTTTCCTCACGCCGCGATCCGTTAGGCAGCACTTCCGCGCGACGGATGCGAGCGCCGGCCAGCACTCGCCAGCATCGTTGGCATAGTCGGCGAGCGCCAGAAGGACGAACCTTTCGCCCTGCCCCTCCGGGCCATCGTCCCATATCTTCGCCATCAGCTTGACGCTCATCTGCCATCCTCCCAAATCATGTTTGTCGCCGCCGCGAAGCGCACATGAGCGGTCCGCACCTCGCCCTGCCGCTGCTTGGCGACGATGATCTCCATGCGGTTGCGGGCGCGATCCAGACACGCCTGCCACGCCTCGATGGCCTCGGCCTTCTGCGGCTTTTCGCGCTCCAGGTAGTATTCGTCGCGGTAGCAGAAGAGCACCGCGTCGGCGTCCTGCTCCAGCTGCCCGGACTCGCGCAGGTCGCTCAGCATCGGCCGCTTGTCGTCGCGGCTTTCCAACTGGCGGGACAACTGCGAGAGCGCCAGCACCGGCACATTCAACTGCCCGGACAGCATCTTGAGCGCGATGCTTATCTCCGTGACTTGCTCATAGCGGCCCTTGCCCGGCGCCTTGAGCAACTGCGCATAGTCGACAACCAGGAGCCGCAGCCCGCCGTCCATCGTCCGGTGCGCCTGCTTCGCCCCGGCCACAAGCGCGCCGATGTCGGAGTGCTCGCGGCTGAGGAATGTGATGGGCAGTCGCGCGACATGCTGGGCGCATTCCACAAGCGTCCTCATCTGCGGCTCGCTCATGTCGCCGCGCCGCATCCGGTTATAATAGACTGCGTTGCCGACATGCGCCGTCGCCTCGGCCAGCGCCCGAAGCGCCATCGCCTCCGGGTTCATTTCGAGCGAGGCGATGCAGACGCCATGCCCGGCCCGCGCCGCGTTGAGCGCGATGCTGAGCGCAAGCGCGGTCTTGCCCATTGAGGGGCGCCCACCGAGCAATACCAATTCGCCCGGATACAGACCGGAAATGATCGCATCGAGCGCGTGAATGCCGGTCTTGACGGCGGTGCTTGCCTCGCCCTGATAGGCCGCAAGCGTCTGCTGCATGGCAGTCGTCACCGCCGCCAGCATGGACACCGGGCCACGGCCTCCGGTATGCCCCTCGGATGCCACCAACGCCGCCTCGAGACGCCCGGCGATGATGTCGGCCGAGTCCTCGCCGCGCGCCATTGCCGCCGTGGCGTCGGTGATAGCCGCCGCGATGCTGCGCTTGCGGCGAAGGTCCGCGAGAATGGCGACATAGCCGCTGTCCGACGATGCACCGGAGGACATGCCGGCGAGGCGGGCGATATAGCCAAGCCCCCCAACGGCGCTCATGTCGCGGCCGCGCATGGCCTCGGCCACCGTCACCGGACTTACCAGATCGCCCGCGCGGTCCTTGGCGAGGATCACGTCAAGGATAGCCGCGTGCAGAGGGTCGTGGAAAAGCTCAGTCCCGCCGCTCGCCAGCACCGTGGCGCAGCGCGCCGGGCGCATCATCAGCGCGCCGAGCACCAGTTGCTCCACGTCCGGGTTGAATGCCACGCTCTCGCCGATCCGCGTCATCGCCTGCATGTCCTGCCCTCGCCACCAATTCACGCGCCAGCGATCCGATGGACCGCCATGTCGCCGCTTCGTCAGTCATCGCCCGCCCCTCAGAATGGAATTTCGTCGTCCAGATCGTCGCGCCGGCCGCTCCCGGCGTCCTCGCGCGGCCGGTCCCGTGGCGCGTCGTCCCGCCGCTCGCCGCCGCCCTGCGGCGTCACCTCGGCCACCCGGATGGTGAGATAGGTCTTGCCATCGTGCTCGCGCGTGGAGAGGTCGCCGGCGACGGTGACGCGGCTGCCCTTGGTGAGGTATTGCGCCAGCGTCTCGCCGCGCTTGCCCCAGAGCGAGCAGTCAAACCAGAGCGTCCTCTTGGAGTCGCCAAACCCATCTGGCACTGCCACCGAAAAGCCCGCCACGGCGTCCCCGGCATTGGTGCGGCGCACGACCGCGTCCTTGCCGATATTGCCGGCGATGGTTATCTGTTTCATTTCGTCCTCCAATAAGCCCCGTGCACGTCCTCGCCGCTTTCCGCCGCGTCGGCCCGCCTGATTCTGTCCGTGGTGACGCGGACGCTTGCGCTCGTCCGCCCGAGCGCCTTGCCGATCTGCCCGCTCGACGCCCCGGCGCACCGCTGGCGCAGCATCCACAGCGCCAGATCGTCATCGGCCCGCGTGGGATAGCGCCCGCTCACCGCACGATCCCCCGCACGGGCAGATGCACCAACGCGCCCGCCTCGCGCGTCGGAATGCCCCACCGCGCCAGCGCGTCCTGGGCGTCGTCGATCGAGCGCACCACCGCCCAGCGCTCGTAGCCGAGCACCGCCAGCCGGTCGCGGAAGTCGCGCTGCGCCGGTGACAGCACCCCGCCCGGTGCCTTGACCTCCATGAAGAAAGGGCCGGTGAAGGTGATGCCGATGATGTCCGGCACGCCCGGCAGGACGCCGTTGGCGGCATTCATGGCGCGCTCCACATGCCCCGCGCGGCCGGGTCGGCGGGACTCATTCGCGGCATGGAATATGATCGCCTCGGGCAGGACCACCCGAAGCCAGGAGAAGATCGCCCGGTGGATGGGCCCCTCGGCGTCACGGCGGGTCATGCCAGCCTCCGAAACAGCCGCCGCAGCACGAATTGCCGGGCCGTCGAGAGCGCGAAAAACATCGCCGTCACGCCCACGCTCTGCACCGGCGAGAAGCCAAGCACCGCCCATGTCGCGGCCCATGAAACGGCGAGGCCGACAATGGCGTTGGCGAGCACCTCGGCGAGGTCGTGGGTCATGCCGCACCCCGCTGCTTATCGGCGTAGGCAAACCAGCGCGTCAGGCGCGCCTTGAGCGCATCCGTCCCGCCATGCTCCCACGGTCCGAATCTGCCCCGCCACATGACGCGGTAGGCATTGACGTCCATTTCGACCGGGCAGCCGACCACGAAGATGAAGGTCTGCCTTGGGCTGTTTTCGGTGAAGGCGCGCGCCTGCCGGATCTGCGCCTTGAATTGGGTCTCGAAAGCGTCAAGGATGACGCCGCGCTTCCACTCCATCCAGAGGATGTGCCCGTTGCGCTCCACCGCGCCGTCGAGGTCGCCCATGCGGATGGCGCCGCCGAAACAGTCGTCGAATGTGTGCAGCTTGGGGTCGAGGAAGACCTTGGCGCAGCCGTATTTCTCGCAGGCGCGGTCTAGCGCAGAGGACATAGGACCGTCCCCCGCTCGCAGAAAGCCGCCCGGAAATCGCCCGGCCTCGGCCCGCAATAGATGATGGCCTGACCCTGCAATGGCGCGCCCGCCTCGCCCTTCCCAGGGTCGACGAAGCGCACCCGGCCCCTCGGGAAGCAGACCGCGTCGGCCACGCCGAGAAGCTCCTGAAACCAGCCGGTTTCCGTGGCGTTGTTGACCAGCACCACGCCGGATGAGCCGTCTCGAATAGCCTGACAGAAGCGCAAGGCGAAGCGGTCGACCAGGCCAGACGCATAGGGCGGATTCATCCAGATGCGGCCGACCGGCCATTCTTGCGCCAGCCCGTCATCCTCGGCCGTGAATATCCGCGCTGCCCTGACAGCCTCGTTCGCGGCCGGGCTGCTGGCCGGGTCGAGGTCGCAGCCGCCCAAGAGCGCCC